ACCTAAAAAAGCCGCTGATCCTGAAAAAGGTAAAGTTGCTGCAGCTGCTCTCGGTTCTATTGATTTCTCTCTCTGATTTAGGTACTAACTATGGTGTTTATTGCTGGCCAATTTTCTGAAGACGAAATTCTCTGTAATGTTCCTCCGCATACTTTGAGAATTGATTTACAAGCTCGCCGTTGGAAATCTGATGTAGATTCCGACAGCGCTATCGTTGACCGCAACGATAATGGAATTCCAATTGAGTTTGTGCTCTTAGGTTTTAGCCCATTTTTTGGCAATCTTGGAATGCGCAATCAAGAGGAGTTTCTTCGCATTGCTTACATTGGAGTCAGCCCTAACCACAGGTTGCTTCCACCGCGATGTGTAACTACATCGATGATTTCCGGTAAATCTTCGCAGAAAAACTTTATTAGTTATTTCCAAACTTTGTATAACAATCGTATTAACTGTGCATCAGTTATTACAGCTACTAAGTTTGTAACTAAAAGTTTTAACGAACGGGATCCCGTAACGGGTGCTGACGGAGCAAAGATTAACTTTAATGCTCTTGAATTTACAGATCGTCCTGTTTCCTCAGACGAAGAAACTAAACTAATTACTGACATCGATGACTGGATTTTGGGTAAAGGACCGGGGCTCATCTCCTCCGCCCTCAAGTCTCATATTCCTGGATCGGATTTGGTTGAGCTACCACTTGGCGAAGACCACACGGAGATTAAAGCGCAATTCGCTTCATCCAGACCACCATCGCAAGAGCGGACCTTTGCTGCGAGTGCGCCTCCTGCTAAGGCTCTTAAGTCTGCTGTGGTGGATGATGCTAGTGAATCAAGTGATACTCCTACCCCAAAACCTAAAAAAGCTGTTCAACTCACCGAAGAACAAGCAAAAGCCTTAGGGTTGGATTTCTAAGGTAGACTTTTACCACCTCCCATTAAGGGGAGACGGGAAAGGATGAATGAGGCGACCTCAAAGTCGCCTTTTTTTTGTACATCATGAAAAACAAAACAGCTCGTATAAAACTCGACGGGATTTGGTCCACTCTGTATTTAGAGCCCATATCCCCACACATCTGGAACTTAGGGATTAGCGTCAACAAATCTAAACGAGCGACAAATGATTGGTATTCTGGAAGAAAAAATAAAAGATCAAGACGTGTTACTTCACAACAACCTGTAGGTTCTTTCCAGCATTTGCTTGCAGCTTTTGTTTTACTTAAAAAACTTTTAAAGGAACTTCCAACGGATCATCATGTTTACACACAACCAGAATCAACTCGGTCAGCATTACTTTCTCGTTACATACAACGTCTAGGATTTACTCAGTCTCTAGCGGATGGTCAACAATTTTGGGTGTTAACAGCTGATCGAAGGAAGGAAGTTCTATTTGATTGCTGACACACCACTTAACTAAACAAGTAAATAAACGACTGTGCATTTGTTGTTGGCGATAAACAGAATCAAAGATACTTAAAAGTTTATCCTTATCAAGCTTTTTAGCCTCAAGCATGACCCGTTGATGAGTAAACCGCTGCTCAGGGGTCTCCCATTCCATGTCGATCACGGGGTGCGTAATTATTGTGTTAACTATACTCACTAAACGCTGGACGGCTCTAAAAAAAATCGCTAAGCTTTGACGTACCGAGGCCCCTTAAAACTTTGTCAGAATTTTATAGTATTCCAAAAGGTGTAACGCACGCTCTAATTAAACATTCATTTATTTCTGGTTCAGTCCTAGTTCCCCACGATCCTCTTGGTGTTCTTAGCGATCAATTGCGATCGCACAACTTGACAGTTACCCGTAACGAAAATGAAGAAAATTTAACTAATCCTGTTTGGTGGGTCTCAGAAAAATCAAAAAAATACGACTGGGTTATTTCCAGCACAATGGGTTTATCTAACTATACAGAGTACATCCTTGAGTATGGGATGCAAGTAGCTACAGCGGGAATTGCTGTTTTAGATCGTTTATCTTTTATAGAGCCTGTTGCCCGGAGGCGGAATTTTCTCCTAGCCAATAAGCTTTCCAACATGATCGTTCTGAGCCCACGTCCAAAATTCAGGGCTTTGGGGTCGACAAAAGATTCCGTGACCAGCTGTTGGTTTCTTTTCCAACGACCAGAAAATTGGTGCGATGGCACTCAGGTGACATTCGGTTTAGATTGGGACCGCGTTGAGCCTCTTCCTCCGCTCGAATAATGACATCAAGATCACAAAAATTTGAAGTGTTTCAAAAATCAATTTTGGAGCAGCTTATCCAAACAAACATCAAGCTCGACAAGGTGTGCGCTTTGTTGGTCTCCAACCAACTATTACAAGAATGTATATCTCCGGAAGGGGAAATTCGCACTGCACAAGACTGCGCGGAAATTGTAAGCGAAAGTTTCTGCGCAGGTATGTGTCTTAACGAAGAGTTAAGCGATCGGAGTAAGGAATTTGATTACCAAAAATCTGAATTTTTTATTGATGATGACAACAACGATGAGCTAGATGATTCAAAAGACGACGATGAAGGCAATGATAGTACTCCTTCTCGATTCCCAGCAATGAAATTTTAAAAATAAACGCTAGTATTTGATTAATTCGACACAATTTAGTGTCTCAAACACGATTAACTTTAAACGGACTTAGGCACTACAACTGCGCTGGAGTACCTAAACCCCTACCTTCCGTTACAAGTGTTTTATCTGCCACGCAGACGGAAGAAACACGCGCAAAATTAGCGCACTGGAATATCCTGAATCCAGGAGTTGCAGACAAAGCAGCTGAAAGGGGAAATTGGATTCATAACGCTGCTGAGAACTGGATAAGGGGTTTACAGGTACATCCGCCAAAGGAATATGAACCCTACTGGACGGATATGCCCGAAAAATTGGAAGAATTACTTGGGAACGGTAAAGTCCTGTGGTCGGAAAAACCCTACAACCAACCACAATGGTCAAACTTTACTGGTGAAGATGGCGTAGGGCGCATACATTATTACGATGAAAATACTGGGCATGGCTACGCTGGTTGTTGCGACATTATCTATATAGATCAAAACGGCGAAACAATTTTAGGTGACTTTAAAACATCAGTAGGTCCGTATAGTTATAAATTTCCTAGAGCTAATTCAGGCATAGACGATAAACTTAAAAAAGCTTTAATCTCTGGTGTATTTAAACTTAAAAAAACTCAACTTCAGCTTGCTGCTTATAAACTCGCCGCCGAAAAATGTTTAGGGATTAAAATTGATAAGACGCAAATAATCGTTTCTACGGCAATACCTGAGTTCTCAGTTCAAGTTTTTACTTTTTCCAAAAACGACGTTGAAAAACACGAAGTTCAGTGGCTGGAAGTAGTTAAAAAATTCTATGAGGCTCAGCCGCAGAATTAAGGATTTCTCCGGTGGCTACGCTGGGGGCGGTGTGCCACAATGTCTGGGCAGGAGCAAGCAATGCAGTTTCATTTCAGTGTCAATCAGGAAGTACGTAAGTACGTAAGCCCCAAAACAGGCAAAATTCCGACTGGCGGAAATTTTAAAAGTTTTAATGAGAATTGGGAAAAGTTAACTCAAGGTACAGCTGAAATAGCTGAAATAGTACAGCACGGGTATGGTCTATGTGCGTGGCATCTTGTTAACGGAAAACGAACTAAAAATGAAACAGGTTGTATACAAGCCGGTTTATTAATTATTGACATTGATAATCAAGCAGACGGAAAAGATAGCGAGGGGAACAAAATACAGAAACAAGAATTAAATGCAGAACAAGCAAAGCAATTAGATATTTGTAAAAACTATTTAAGCTTTGCTTATTACTCCCCAAGTCATACAGAAGAGTGGCCGAGATTTCGTTTGGTTTTTGGTTTAGAAAAACCCGTTATTGATACTGGATTTTATCAGTGGTTTACTCGTCAAATCTCCGCACAAATTCCAGGATCTGATATACGCGCAACACAAGTACCCAATTTATTTTACGGTGCTAAAAAGGGCACAGATCTTATTTATACTTCTGAAAATTATATACCGGTTGAAAAAATTGATGAAGCTTACCAAATTTATTTAAAATTACCTAGAGAGAATACAGCTAAAGAGGCGGCATCTGAGGCTCTCTTAGCAGAAGTCTCTCCCACAGGAGTCGATCTAGAACGCTTGGTCAGCGCAGCCGTGCGTCGAATCCTCGACGGTGAGGAGGTGACGGATAGGTCCTTCGCTATGGCCTCAGCGTTTAACGAAATTATTGGTTGGTGCAACTGGCTAAACGATGCTGGGCTACCCGTCAGGAAGGCACCCCTTGACATAGCGAACCAAGTGTTCGAGAATATCTACGAGTACGCCCCCGAACTAGACAGCAAATTTGATCGAATCCTCAGCAGCATCTCAGATCCAAAGAGCCTCCAACCAGCTTTGTCTCTCGTGTCTGAAGACGGAGACTGTGCCATTTGGAAAAAGATAAAGTTCATTAATAAGGACATTTTTGAAGCAAATTGTCCTGACAATGTACGGACAGAAATTGCTAACAACAAACCTAAACCAGTTAATTCAATACTGAGTTTTGACGATCCTACTTCACCATCAACAACAACTTCTTTTACAACAACACAAACTGCACCTATGCCTAGCTCTACTCCGTCAACACCGGCACAATTGATTCAAATTCAATCCAAGAACAAACAGTTTTCGGAAAACGATATCGCAGATGTAATTGTTAATAATTACGGAGATAAATTTTTATTCGATTCAAATTTAGATGAATTTTTTGCTTACGACGAAGATGAAGGAGTTTGGTATATAAATGATGAACAACATATCAAAAGACGTATTGTAAAAACACTAGATACATTTATTACAGCTGGAGTGTTGCCTCGTTATAACTCCTCCACTGTCAGCTCAGTTTTTCATATCCTTAAAGCTAAATTGCTTAAGTCCATTAACGGCGGAAGAAGTTCCATATGGCAAGCCGGTCGTGGGTTGATAGCCTTTAAAAATGGTGTGTTCAACGCAAATACTCAGCAATTTACACCTGGAAATCAAAAAGATTTATATTTTCAAACAAAGCTTTCTTACGTTTACGAC